ATACTTTGACTCTACTCATGCGCAGATTCTAACCCGCCCCCCCTATGCCGCGTCACCTTGCCGTGGCAGGGGCGGCAAAGCACACGCAGAAATTCTTTGGGCACCACGGCGCTCTGCCCCGGTTGCAGCGGGTAGATGTGATCAACGGTGAGGTTGGCAGGGCTGCCGCATCTCTGGCACCACGGGTGTTCACGCCGCATCTCAGCGCTCAAGCGCCGCCATGCAGGGTCAGCGTATACCTGCGGCCCACGCTCCCGCTGCCGCTTCGCCGTGATCTTCGCGGCACAGGTACCGCACCTGTTGCCTACACGTTGAAGCAGCCCGCAGGTTAGGCAGGCACGGGCAAACCTAAGCGGCACGGGGTTTGAAATCAGGCAGGGGCAAGCGCTCTGCCACGATGAAGCTCAACGCTTCGCATACCCGTTCGCCTTCGGTATCAAATTGCGCATCAAACAGGGCGAAGGCCTCACCGCCCAAGATGCCGTCAAGGTGCGCCACCAATCGATCAAGCGCGTGATGGTGAATGTGCATGAGCTCATGGGCAAGCACCCGGCGCTGCTCACGCGGCTTCAGCTTGAAGAAATCGTTTGAGAGCCTGATAGTTGCCACCCATAGGTTATCGCTCACCTCAATGTCAGCCCATGCATCATTGGGCGGGAGGTCATCGCTAATCTTCAATTCCCAATCGGTGAGCCGCATCACGGCGCGGTTGGCGTTGAGGTATGCGGTGACGCGATCACGCAGGCTTTGGGGTATAGCCGCCCGCACGTGGGAGGATTCACGTGCGGGCGGGGGGCCGCCACTAGGTGACGGCGTGCGCCGATTGTATGCCATCAATCCCACCGATCAACGATTGACACACGCTTTGTGAAGGCGTTTGATTTCAGCGGTAGGGGTGACGCAGGGCGAAGCACGCAGGTTGCATCAGGGCACGATGGCGTTTTGCCGCTTGACGTATCGCCGCCAACGCACCAATCACAAAACCTGTTCACCAACATTTGCAAGCGGCGTGCCTCTTTCTCTGCCGCGCTCAGCTCAGGGCGTTTGGTTGACGTGTACGGCTTGGGCAGGTTCTCCCGATCAATCCAATCATCTTGTTCAAACGGCCCGAAGGCTTGGGCGAAGATGGCGCAGAATTTTTCACTAGGGCGGCGCTCTGCCTTCGCATACGATCGAATGGTGCGGCCTGTAATGTTCACCCCACATTCACGCATGTGAGCCGCCACCTTTTCTGAAGCCACCACCGCCGTTGAGCCGGGGTATGCCTCCAATACCCGCTTATTGATTACCTCAGGGCGCAGGCTTCGGCTCATGGGAGCACCACCAACACGATGGGCATGACGCCACGGGATAGCGGCACGCCTAGCGCCTGCCACACCTCAGGGCTGAGATCAATCAGCCGATCATCGGTGCGGTCAGCCTTGATGCCGTAGCAGGTGCATTCATCAACCACCTGAACGATTACGCTGCGGCCTGTCAGCAGGCTCACCACCTCAACCTGCCATGAGGTACGCCATGCGTGCGGCTTGAACGCGCGCACCTCAGCGCCAATGGCGCCGTACATGTCAATGCCTGCGCGGGTGTACCACGTTGAGAGATTGCGGCGGTCAGCGTCATACCATGTGGCTGTGCCTACGAAATACCCAAGCGGCACGGCGGGTTGATCAGCCACCACGGTTGGCAGCGGTGCCGGGGGCTCACCCGTTGGCACAGGGTTTGTGAACGGCGCAAAGATCAGCGCCAACACCAATGCAATTTTCATTTCGTGCCCTCCCTGCTTTGTAGCAGCTCAATGAGCGCCTGCCATGAGATCACTACCATTCGGCGGCTCTTGATGCCTGAGCCCGGCGCATCTTCGATCACTAGGGCAGCCACCTCATCGGCCTTCGGCTTCAATTCATTCAACCATTTGTCATAGCGTTCAGAATAGGCGCCACCTTTCTTCGCGCTGATGATGATGCCGATGCCGCGGGCGTCAACCTTCCCGCCGTATTGCCCCACCCGCTCACCTGCCAACCCTGCTTCGGTGAGCTCAGCGGCAATGCGCCTTTCAAGCCCGTTGCCCCTTTGCCTATTATTCTTCCCCCGGCGGCGCGCTGCATTCTGCGCGTCAACGTCAAGATCATTGGTGCGCGTCATCGTGCCAACACCCCAAGCGTCACGGCCGTGAGCATGCTGATTGCAAACCACACGGTGACAATCGGCAGGTTGGCGCGCCGATCGGTAAGCCCGATCCAAGCCATCATCAACCCGATAGCGGCGTGCGCCACCATCAATGCAACGGCAAGCCCGCTCATCGAACGCACGCTTTGTGGCGCCAATGCAGGCGCACATTCCCCTTCGCCCCGTTGAACGTGATTACCTTTACACGCTGCGCCGGGAACGTTGGCTTTTTCGCATCGGCAACCTCAATGCTCTTGCCGCATTCGGTGCAATCGGTGACGCTCCAACGCGGGGGCAACGATGGGCCGCCCCGCTTCGCCTTCACGCCTGCCATTAGGCTTGCCCTGCTTCAATGATCGCGCCCAATCGCGCCATCATGCTGCCCATTGCATCGTTGAGATTGTCGCCCTCAGCGGTCAGGGTGTTGCCGTCATAATCCTCACAGGCAAGGGTGACGCGCCCGCTTACCGTGTCAATGGCACAATTGGCGTAGCGAAAGCCCACCATCTCAGCCATCATTTGCAGATCGCCTAGCTCGCTCATTTCGTACCTCCATTCATGGCGCCCATAATGGCGCTCAGGCATTCTTGGGGTGTAAGGGCTTGCGTGTCAAGCACCATCTCAGCGGGCAGGTCACCCGCCCGGCTTTCGGTGATGTCGAATTGCCACGGCTCAGGATCGCCCACCTGAGGCCGCACCAATCGCACAAACAGGGTATCGGGATACCACGCCTCAATAAACGCCCGTTCAGCGTCAAGCCTCACGTCATCACACACCCACAGGTGAGGATCGCCCACCCACCGCGTGCCATCAGGATCACGCCCCTCTACCCGGCGTTTCCATGCCCGAAGCCAAAACAGCGAATCCATTTCCCTCAAGGCAGCGCCAATGTTTTGTGCAAGCTCACGCCCTGTCACTAGCGTGCTCAAGCCCAATTGGTGCTGCGGGTATTTGGTTTCTTTGTCATAGGTACCAAAGGCAAGCCGTGCCACCTGCTTGATCGAATCGGCAATTGCCACCCGATCGTAGGTGCCCCGCTCACACAGCATTTGCGCCAATGTGGTTTTGCCTGTGCCTGCTCTGCCCATCAATGCAACGTTTCTCATGGCATCACCCGCCGCAAAATCTCACCTGCCGTCAAGGGGGTAGGGGGATTCTCTCTATCTCTCTCTGCTCTCCCTCTCTCTCTAGGGCGTTTGGTTTCCGTCAACCCCGCCGATTCTGAACGGCGCCGTGCCGTGAACGCGGCTTGACGTTGGGTTGAAGTAGGGTCAACCTGATACCGATGCCACCCCAAAATGGCGATGACCCCGGCTTGATCTACACCCATCAACCCCTTTTCAATGAGGCCGCTGATTGCCTTGCCGAAGCGGTTGCCAATGCAAGCCTTCAGGTGCTCCCGGCTCTTGAAGATGCCGCCGCTCCGAAGCTGCTTTGCCTCCGAAATCGCGGTGATGAATGCCCGAAATTCCGTATCGGTAAGGCTCGCAATCTTGTCATCTTTGTGGGCGTTGGCTTCCCATTTGATCCATAGGCTCATGCTCTATTCCTCCAATCTGGTGGGGGCGGCAATGCCCTGCCGCCCCCGTGAATGCGTGATGCTAAAAGGGCAGGCTCTCAAGGTCAACCTCAGCCCGCTCAGGCTCACCGCTAGGCGCTGCCGCCTGCGCGTTCACCCATTCGATCGCAGGCTTACGCTTGCAAAATTGCCCATCGGTGCGGCCAGAGCACGCCCAAAACGGCTGATAGGGCTTGCCCGTTGCCTTTGATACGCCGCCCGGCTTTCGCTGCCACGGCTGCCGATGCTCAGGGCATTCCCCTTCAGCGAAGAGCTGCGCAGCCTTGAGCAGCACCGTTTCATGCCCTGTGGGCGCTGCCACGGGGGCAGGGGCTGCCGCAGGCTTCAACGCAGGGGCTGAAATGCGGGGCGCTGAGCCCCGTTCACCCGCGTAGAGATACCTTGCCACCCCAAACAGACTTGCACAGCGCCTGAGGGCATCGCTCGCAGCCTCTTTGAGGCTCTCGCCGCTGCCGCCCGTTTCGTACCCAAAATCTTGACGGCGTGCCACGCTGCCATCGGGAAATCGAACGGTGAGCATGCCCACCACGGTGTTGGAATCGCGCACGGGCTCGCAGGCGAAATCCCATGCATCAATGCCCAACACCTCATCAAGGCGTGCGGCAACGGTGCGGGCGTCAACCCATGTGAGATCGCGCCCACCTACGCCGGGGCGGTGCCTGATTACCTCAGGCGGGAATGGTGCCGCCAATGCGGCCAGAATGTCAGCGTGCTTCGGCATGTGTCATTTCTCCTTTCAATGTTTTGATGCTCTTGAGAAACCGTTGCGGCACTCTATTGCCCCATTGCGTCACCTCCATCACCTGTTGCCCTTCGCGGGCTTCAATCCAACCGATCACATCAACCACCCGATAGCCTGACAGGGGCAACGGGTAGGCAAGCACCATGATTCGATCGCGTGCAATGTCACGCTCTCGCACCTGCAACCCATTGTTGGGCTTCAGGATACGGCGCACCTCAATGCGCTGCCCCACGTCAGGATCGTTGCGATGGGCGCCGTGATCGTCACGGCTCCAAGCCAACCCGTGCCACCGCTGCCCCGTGAGCTTCGCCACGGCGTATTCGGCAACGGCAGCCACGCAATGTGAGGTCAGCGAATCATCGGCTTTGGTGCGGTCAATGCCCTGATAGTGGCGCGCATCGCCCACCCCTGCATTGGCCGCCTCCCGCGCCTCACCCACCGCCCACGCCGCTTCAAATTCAGCCTGCGTGAGGGTCACCATCTCGCCCTTCGGCACGTAATCAATCATTGGTGCCACCATCACGCACGATGAATCGGCGCGTGCCCGGCTTTGTGTCTGTGTAGGTGGCAACCACCTGCGGCAATACGCCTGCCGCCTGTGCCGCCAATTTCCAATCGGTGACTTGCGTTGGGCGGGATTGGCGCCAATAGATTGCCCAATTGCCCCCCGCAATGCCGCCGTTTTCACCGATCGCCTCTTTGATGATCATTTCAAGCGCGCCCTTTTTCTGCTCTAGGAAATGCAATTCGGTGTTGGCTTCGCGGAGCTGCTCATAGACACGCTCAATCTTTTCATCGGCGGTCAGGATCACGTCACTAGCCTGAGGCGTTGCCATTGCATAGGCGGCAGCATCGAGCGCCTCCATTGCGGGCGGGGTTTTGGTATCTACGGCCTCAAGAAACAGCATGGCGCTGCGCTGAATCTCAGCCCACAGCGCCGGGTCAAATTGCACCCGCTCAATCTTGAACACCAACCCACCCAAGAGCGCCACCACGTCGCACCATTCGGCGCCCACGATGCCCATTTGGGTAGTCACCTGCACCACCACCTCAGGCGGCACGGGGTACATGCTCCAACGCGGTGAGGCTGACGTTTTCACCTCAACGATGCCTTCAGGCTTGCCCACGATCGTT